AAGAAATGGTTTGGCGACTTACGCAGTTGTAGTCAAGGAGGTATTCGTAATGCTAGTGCTACTGTATTTTATCCAATTTGGCATTATCAGTTTGATGACCTTATCGTTCTTAAAAACAATCAAGGAACCGAAGAAACCCGAGTCAGGTTCATGGACTATGGGGTTGTACTTTCCGCATTTTTCTGGAGACGATTTAAAAATAAAGAAAACATAACATTTTTTGACCCCAACGAAGTTCCTGATTTGTATGAAGCTTTTTATAAAGATACAACACTATTTGAAGAACTGTATGTTAAATACGAAAAGCAAGTTGGCCTTCGAAAGAAAGTAATGGCGGCCGAAGATGTATTCAAAGGCGGAATACTTAAAGAACGTACCGACACCGGACGCATTTATTTGGTGTTCATTGACAACGTACAAAACCAAGGACCGTTCGATCCTGAGTACCATACCATTTACCAGAGTAACTTATGTTGTGAAATTTTATTACCTACAAAGTCTTTTAAGCGTCTTGATGATGCTGATGGCCGCATTGCTCTTTGCACTCTCGGCTCAATCAACTGGGGAGCATTCCGTAATCCAGAAGACATGCGCCGTGCTTGCCGCATTCTACACCGCAGTCTTAACAATATACTCGATTACCAAGATTTCCTTTCTATCCAATCTAAGTTAAGTAATGATGAAATTCGCCCACTAGGTATTGGTATTACTAACTTGGCCTACTGGCATGCTAAACGTAGCATGACATACGGAGAGAAAGATGCACTAGCAGAAGTTAAGACATGGATGGAATATCAAGCATTCTATCTTACAGAAGCAAGCGTCGAGCTAGCCAAAGAACGCGGCAAGTGTTTAGGTAGCGATCAAACAAGATACGGCAAAGGAATTTTTCCGTGGGAGCTACGTGCTAAAGGTGCCGATGATTTAACAGACTTTACTCCAGAACTTGATTGGGAAACACTACGTACTAATATGAAAGAATACGGAGTACGCAATGCTACGCAGATGGCAATTGCACCCGTTGAAAGTTCTAGTGTAGTAATTAACTCTACCAATGGTATTGAAATGCCAATGAGTCTCATAAGCGTTAAAGAATCTAAAGCAGGCAGTTTAACACAAGTTGTGCCCGAATACCATAAACTTAAAAATAAGTATCAACTTATGTGGGAACAAACTGATTGTGTTGGATACTTAAAAACTGCTGCAGTATTGGCTGCGTATGTTGATCAAAGCATTAGCACAAACACATTCTATAATCCAGCACACTGGGCAGACCGTAAAGTTCCAATAACATTAATTGCAAAGAATTTAATGCAAGCACATGCCTGGGGATTAAAAACTTTTTACTATAGCCTAATCAACAAGACCGGCAGCAAAGGACAAGATGATGAAATAGATGCACCACTTGAAATCATTGACTTTAGCGAGGAAGAGGATTGCGAGGCATGCAAGCTTTAAAGATATGGAGAATGTGGGCCAAAGCACTCGGCGAAAAGTCTGGAACAACCGATCAGGAAGCTGATCGAGTGGCATTAATAAGAACTGTGATTGTAATATCGTATGTTGTAACTAACATGTTTATAATTGCAGGTGTAATAAAACATTGGTAATATTATGAGTCAACAACAATATAATTTAAAAACAAAAACAGATTATTTACATCGTAAGATGTTCTTGGACCCAGCAGGTCCAGTTACCGTACAACGATTCGAAGAAGTTAAATACAACAAGATTGTGAAATTTGAACAAGAGGCCCGCGGGTTCTTTTGGGTGCCGGAAGAGATTAGTTTAACTAAGGACGCCAATGATTTCAAAGAAGCCACTGATACTGTTCGACATATCTTTACTAGTAATCTACTCCGTCAAACGGCACTGGATAGTCTACAAGGCCGAGGACCAACGCAAGTCTTTACTCCTGTTTGCAGTATTCCCGAACTTGAAGCCTTAATGTTTAACTGGGGATTCTTCGAAACAAATATCCACAGTCGTAGTTACAGTCATATTATTCGTAACATCTATAACATACCCAAAGACATATTCAATACTATTCACAACACACAAGAGATTGTTGATATGGCAAGTAGTATTGGCAACTACTATGACAAGTTACACGTAATTAACTGTAACAAAGAAGTTGGCGCAGAATATTCTGAAGAAGCACACATTCGAGCAATTTGGTTAGCACTCAATGCCAGCTATGCACTAGAAGCATTTAGATTTATGGTGAGCTTTGCTACAAGTCTTGCTATGGTAGAGAATCGTATCTTCATTGGTAACGGTAATATCATTAGTTTAATTTTACAAGACGAAATCTTACACAAAGAATGGACTGCATGGCTTATCAATCAAGTAGTAAAAGAAGATCCAAGATTTGCAGCAGCTAAAGTTGCATGCGAAGCAGAAGTATACCAACTATATTTAGATGTTATACGTGAAGAAAAACAATGGGCTGAGTACCTATTCCAGAAAGGTCCTGTAATTGGTCTTAATGCTAACATTCTAAAAGAATTTGTTGACTACACCGCAGTTGGTGCTTTAAAAGAAATTGGTATTAAATATCAAACTCCGGCGCCTAAGACAACGCCAATCCCTTGGTTTAACAAACATGTCGACACATCAAACAAACAAACTGCACTCCAGGAGAGCGAATCAACTAACTATGTTATCGGAGTCATGAGCGACAGCATTGACTACGACGAACTACCAACACTATAAGGAAAATAATATGAAAGCTATTGTATGGAGCAAAAATCAGTGCCCCTATTGTGATCAAGCCAAAGCATTGCTTAAAATGAAAGGCATTGAATTTGAAGAACGCAATATTAACAAAGACTACACTCGCGAAGCTTTATTAGAAGCTGTACCGAATGCCAGAACAGTTCCACAGATTTTCTTAGACGGAGAATTAATTGGCGGATTTACAGAACTCAAAGCAAAATTAACAGAAAGCGCATAATGCAATTATCAACAGGAAATGTGTATACATTTAAATTAAACTCAGGCGAAGAACTAGTTACCAAAGTAACTAAAACAGACAACGAGTGGATCACAGTACAAGATCCAGTGTCCATTGCTCCGGGACCACAAGGCATGGGATTAGTTCCAAGTATGTTTACCGCAGATCCCGGTGGCGAAATCAAGCTAAATACTAGAAGCGTTAGTCTTTTTGCATTAACAGACGACAATGTAAAAATGAAATATATCGAAGCAACAACTGGAATTAAAGTTCCAGAAAAGAAAATTATTTTAGGATAATCAATGCCTAGTGTGCAAAGAGTAGGAGACACAGATTCGGCCGGCGGCGCAGCCACTGGCGGAGTTGGATCTGTTCGTGTAAATGGCCGTAACGTTATTGTCAACAACAATAGTGTGACTCGTCATCCTCCGTGCCCTAGGCCAAGCACACATTGTAGTGCAACCACTGCCAATGGTAGTGGGTCTGTTCGAGCAGGAGGCATTCCTATAGTTTACACCGGAGCCAACGACACTTGCGGCCATACACGTACTGGTGGCAGTTCAAATGTACGGGTAGCAGCATAATGTCGTTGAGCCCATTACAACTCGAAGCTGGCAATGTACTGTTACAAAATCAAGGAATAAGAGTGGCTCCTCGACTAACTTCGGCATTGGCCAAATATACTACCATGCCTGAGATTGCTCCGTTGATCCAAACGCTGAGTAACTCTACTGGTATATTAACTGGTAATACAATAGCTAACTTAGAAACTTTAGGATCAAATACTTGCCCAGCGTTAAGCGATAGCGTTCCTAAAGGATATACTACACTAACAGTTACTACTACTCCGCCTGGCTTTACAGGAGTAATATCAAATACTGCAAATTTATACATGGGCAATGGAGATGTGGGCAAATTTGCTCAAGCGTTTAGTATTGCATCAAGTTACGTTGATTCAACAAATCAGTTTATCAATGCTGGTGTTAATTCTAAAACATATCTTGCCAATACATTTAGTGGAATGGACAATCTAACATCAGCTGATTTAACTTTTGTTACAACTGCGCCAAAAGATCTAGCTTTAGATTTATCTAAATTAGGTAACATGATTAATTTATCAGCAGTGGATATGTTAGGAAGTCCATTGGCATTAGTCCAGCAATTGGTCAAGATTGGCGGGCTTACCGGTCCACTGATAGCACCATTGGCTGCAGTAGGTTTATCATACGAAACTATTATAAGTTTAACAGATCCAGCAACAACTTTTGATCCAGCAACAGAAAAACTTATGTACAATGCTATGACAACAATCACTGGTAATGATCTCGCCCAAATTTTACAAATACTAGGAGTCACAACCCCTAATATTAGTGCTATGTCAGATTTGTTAGATCCTTCTTTAATTTTACCAGTTAGCTACCCGACATTAATTACTCCAACTTGTTCTGCAATAGAAAAAATTTATACCGCAGACAAATCTGCTAGCGGATATTCAACTTATATTGTTCCGTATCCTGGTCCGGTAATGAAG